TCCGGGGTGCTCCCGTCTCTTGCTTCATTAAGACCTGTCACGTCCCGTATCATTTGCATGTAATAGTTGTAAGTCGATATCAGTGTTTGTAACTTTTGACCTCCACTACCGGTTTGCACTTCTTGAATAGGTACTTTACCAGGATTCATATCTCCCTCTTGGGTAAATGACCTACCTATTATAGAACCTGTTTGGAAAAACATATTTAACGCTTCCTGAGGATTATAATTTGTACCGTTACCTAAATCAACTTCATTAATACCGTCAGCGTCTAAATAAACACCATCGGGTATCATTCTTTGTAATACTTGTTGCAGCTTTAAATGTGTTAATTGTATCATATCAGCAAAAGCAGTACAACGACTTACTATTGATTCAATTCTACCTTGATACATTCTAGGGGCTGTTATAGCGTAATTCATTTTAACCTTAGTACTATCACTTTTAGGTCGCATCATGTTCTTAGCCATTTCCCATTTAAGAACAATATCAGTACCTAGAACCATCACACCTTCGTATAAAACTTCTAAAGATCTTGACATTTTCCCAAACTGCTCTTCATACATTTCAATAGGGGGATCAAATTGATCGTCACGAGCAATTATTTTTGTAGCCCCTGTTGCTGTTTCTTTAACTTTGTAAACCTCGTTCATGTAGGTTTTATAATTAAAGTAAAGTATTTGAACTACATTTGAATCCCTATTATTATTTTGGTTGCTTAAGTTGTTATCCCAAACCCCTCTATTTTGGGAACCTTGTTGTTGTATACTCTCTAGTTGATCCTGTGTTAGGCCCGGAAACTGCTTTTTAAGCTCGTTTAAGGGAACAAATTTAACTTCCCCTGCATAGTATATATCTTGAAAATACGGGTCCTCTGTGTAAGAGTAAATCAAATAAGCTGGATCAACGTATTCTACTGTAACACCCTCTGATTCTGTGAAGTTATTTTTTACAGCACCTATCCCGAGAGTTGTAAGATCGTAATAATATCTTTTCTTTGTTAAGTCATACCTGTTTTCATCAAACATAACATTAATAGCTTCCTCTTCGGCAATTTCAATTCCCTGTTTGTAGGAAAGTTGCATGTGTAAATCCAACTCCTCTTCTGAATCCGGTAATCTATCTGGGTTATTTTCAAATAAGTTAATACCAAAGTTTTCTTGAGCAAAAACATTTAATTCTTCTGTTTGTAGATCCCTGATAATAGACTCCATATACTTAGTCCTTTTACTGACTCCGTATGGGTCTTGAGAATAAGCACTTAAATCAAAAGCTCTATCAGCTATTCCGTTAACTACTATATCAACAAACTTTGAGAGTATAGGCACAGGCTTCCAATCTAAATTTAGATAGGACAAGTCACCATTAATAGACATTTCGTCTTTATACTTCTGTATAGGCTGCTCACCTCTCGCGTATAGCCTTAAACTATGGAAGGTGTTCTGGTTACTCCTGAACCTTGTTACGCCAGAGTTGTTTGAAAACCATTCATTTTGAATCGCTCTTCCAACCTGGAGACCGTAGTCTTGTGACATCTTCTCTGCGTCACTCGCCACTTGACTTGGAAAAAAACTATTTACTACTCCTCCCATATTACTATTTTATTATTTTTGATTTTGATCCATCGATTTGGTATTTCGCAAATCTTAAATTAACTGGTTCTCTTTGCATCTTGTTTGTCGGTCTATATAAATCTTTATGACAAGCCATTATAGCTAAGCCTGAGCTAATTGCTGCATCAAATTTTGTTCTGTTGTTTATATCAAATTTAGCCCAATCACCTAATGTTTCGTTAAAATACATTGTGCCATACTCTCCTTGGTCGTTTAAACCTACATGCCTATCTATATACATTTCAATTGCAGCAGCATGAGCTTGCTTTATGTCTTCACTAGAGTTAGGTATACCACCTATTTCTTTTTCAGTTACAGATAACTTGTTCCATAACTTATCAGGTCTGTTCATTGAGTAACCTCTATATCCCCTCCTTTTAAAATAATATAAAAGTCTAGGTTTATTGTTTTCACATAAAATTGGCATTCCATAAAATACACAAGCCATTAATACATCTTCGAAAAATATTTCTGCGGTCTGAGGTCTAGCTACATATTCTAAGAAAAATGTGCTCGGAGGAGCATCTTCCATACTGAATTTAGTTAATCCGTGCAAAGCACCTTTAGAGCCCCTTCCATCCGTTGTTCCTGATATATCATAACTATCACAACCAAAAGCTCCCATGTGCTCGTTACCAGGCCATCTTACCCCGTTCTTTAGTAGTTGCCTATTTTGAATAGTATAATTAGGTACCCAACTTATTAAAAATCTTCCATTTGGGTTTGGTGAAAATATTACTTTAGAATCTTTTACCCCGTGTTCCCATTGAAAACTTCCTTTTGTTAAAACATTGCTGTTTCCTAAATCTTCGTTATAATCTATTTGTTCGTATATTTTCGCTAAGTTAAATATACTATTTTTTGTTTCGTCCCTAAAAGCATGCTCCTCTGTTCTTGGGAACTGTCTATAAAATTCATTTAAAGCATCCTGGTCTCCTTTTAAACCTTCCACTTCATTCCCCCAATGTTCTATTACCCCTACTTCAATTTCGTCCCCTTGAGGACCGACCGTACCAGGTTCTGGTCTATTGAATACAGGTAGTCCATAAGAATCAATGAATCCTTCGTAGTTCCATTCCATAGGAATGAACAAAGAATAGAGTCCTGAGCGAGTCTGTCCATTGGCGTTTCTTTTGGTAACATCTGAGCTGTTATATAGTTTTTTAAAATTGTCTCCCCCTTTATCTAAAGCGTTTGATGTTGAACCCATCATACACTTTCCAATAATTCTACTACCTAATCTAAGGGTGGTTTTCGTAACACGCCAGTTGTTGAGGATGTTGTTCGGCCTTTCCCATTTACCGCTTTCATCGTGGACGAGGAGTTTGAGTTTCTCTCCATCGTAGGCGTTATCACCCGTGTTCTTCCAGTCGATGGTTGTATCCAACCCCGTGAGGGTTTCTGTGGCTTTATTAGAATCAAGTCTCCTACGGGTAAATTTGGACGCTGGGACACGGTATGCGAGCTCGGTCTTTGGGCGGTCCATTCCGTCCTGTATTGGTTTAAAGAAAAATGGGTAGTTAACAGAAATGGGTACAACCTTATCTGTGAACATTTTCTTCGCATCGGAGCCAGATTTGGACAGTATCCCAAACCGTGAGTCGCTTGAAATGGTCGCCAGATTAACGGTCTCCCCAGAAGCCATGAATGAAAACCCTGAACGTCTATTCTTGAGATACGACATACCATAGCACCTTCTGTCTGCTTTGCAAGCCTCCCAGAATATGTAGAAAAGTCTATTTGACTCTCGAAAGTCTGGTTGCCCAACATCAATCTTGGACCACTGCAGGTACATAAAGTGAGTACCAGTAATGTAAGTGTCCACACCCTTATTATTGAACCAATAGCCGTATTCTCTTTTGTTAAAGTTTTCATCTATATATTCTCCCCATATGTTCTTAAATCCTTCTGGATAATCTCGCCAATCAAAAATACTTTTTATACCCTTTAACTCTTTAGGGTATTCTTCAGGTGTCCATTTATCAGTACTCTTATCTAACTTACCTGGGGATTTTGGTAAGGCTATTTTTAAATTCTGTATTTTATAAATTTCTCCAATTTGACCAGTCTTACTTATAACAATAACATCATGTTCTTTGTTATAGCCATACACCCATTTTTTACCTTTATTAAGCCTAGATATTGTAGTAAGCTTTATAGGCTCTATAACTTTGTATAGCTCTTGAGTATACATTATCTAGATCTTTTTTCAGCAAATCCCCCAAAAGAGGTTGTTTCAATTTCTTTTCTAGGTTTGTCTTCTAATATTCTTTCCTCCTCTTCAATACGACTAAGTATCTCAAATGCATCAAAGATTGCTAGCTTTTTTGTAGCTGCCGCATTCTTAAGTCTATCCGCTGTTATATCATCACCTGAATCTACAATAGCCTCTTTAGCCACCTTTATAAGTTCTTCAACTGCTTTGTGTCCAGCTTGGATTATACTCTTCTTCGTTTCCTTGATGTTCATATTTGATTGTAATTGAATTGGTGGGAACTCGGTATAACCTCTGCCCGTCTATTATAAATTCGTATTCTGAATTAGGTCTGAATCCAATTATTTGGCCTTCTTTAAATTCTCCATTTGAGTATTTAATAATACCTATTAATGGTTTCTCTGAATCTAAAGAAAACATTTTTGTTTCCTTAATTGGCATAACAAAAGTGAAACCTTTTAAAGCCTTCCATTTATTATTTCTTTTGTAAGCATACACTTGATCCGGTTGGACTAAATATACGTCTTCACTCAAGTAATTCTTACTATTCTTTTCAACGCCTCTAATATCTCTAAATCTTCTAAATATATTGTGGTGTATTATAATGTCATCACCTTCTTGCAACTCCTCATGCTTGTTAACTATCGGTAGACTTAAAATAGTACCTACTCTATTAACAAATTCGTGGTTTTGCATTTCTGTGTTAACTAATAGCTCACGCCCCCCAATATCTATTTTTCCAGTTGACCTACTACCCTTTGGCTCAACTAGGTAATTAAATATACTGTGCATCTACCATGAAAGATCATATTCCACAGATATCGACATGTTTTTGTTGAAGTCTTTCCAAGGCATTAACATATCTTTTTTAGTAATGTAGATAGAGTACTTATCTTCTTCCTCTACGATATGGGCTATAGTATGACCGCCATACACTTCCTGTCCAACAGCATAGTGCATAGCGTCATTCTTATAATCTTTCCCAACACTAATCTTTCTAATTGTCTGTTGGGACATCGCTAATTTCTCCTGTTTTTAGGTCGATATTAACAGCTCCAAACTCTTCCTCTAGGTCAGCTTGTAATTTAGATAATTCCGATACCACTGATTGCAATTGGGTTATTAGACCAGCTTTATGCCCTTCTAATCCACCAATTTGCATTTGGATTTGATTCTGCTTATTAACAGTTTCTTGCAATCCTTTTAACTGGTCTTCTGAAATTGACTTTACTTCTTTTGACTCCACATCTAATGTTTTTACGTTACTCATAATGATTTAATTTAATTGTTGTTATTTGGTTTTTGTTTATAAGGAAATGCTTTATTTAACATTTCTTTTCTGTTTTCGCAATTGCAATCGCCAGGTAGTTTATCTACTAGCTTTTTTATTCCAGTTGCTTTGGTTATTTTTTCTATGGTGTCCCCTAAACCTCTTGAGTTTAACATTTCCAATTTCTTCTAGCGATATCATTCGGGCAATCACCATTTTTATCTGGATCTTTACACTTTTTAATACCTGCAGATCTAGCACAGTAAGATTTCTTTCTTGAACCTCCCTCTGGCTGAGGTGCTTTTAGATTACCGCCAGTTTTATTATTATATGTTTTTCTTTCAGCAGCACTCATACCTGCTGTGTGAGGCTTTGTTCTTTTAGCTGGGCTCGTTAAACAGGAACCTCTCATTTTAAAAGCCATTATTTATATAAAGAGCCTCTCATAGTGTAGCCTCTTTTTTCCGCCACCGCCGTCACTTCTTTATTTGTAGAGGTGGTTAATGGGTTTATACCTGTATTTATATTGGTATCATTATCATTGCCAGTTATTGCATTGTTACTAACACCAGAAACATCATTTAATAGATCAGCATCAACAAGTTTATTTCTTGTGCTAGTAGTTGCGTCTGATTGCCTTAAATTTCTTTCAACGCCTTTGTACGTAGTTTTTCTATTAGGGTTAGCGCTAATTTCAACTTGGCGATCTCTATTCGTTTGATTTTTTTCAAAACTTCCAAGCTCAGAAGTGTTTTCAGCTTGCTTAGCTGTTAATCTGCTGAACTTCTTACCGGAAGTAACACCGGCATCTTCTAGTTTTTTTAATTTTCTGTTTGTAGCGTCTAATTTATTTTGAGATTGACGAACGTCTTTTCCAGATTTTTTAATTGATCTGCTTTGCTGTCTAACTTCCCAAGGCTGAAAAGCATCAACATCATCCCTTGTTAGTACTGGTTCTTCACTTTTTTTAGTTTCCCCTTTAACAACTATTTCTTTTTCAATCGGCTTTGCAGCCGCTACATCAGCCGCTAATCCATCAGCTATTCTTTTATTAGCTATCCTTGTTTCTTCAGGTGTAGCAGGCCTATCTAATATGGTGCTCCCGTTGTCTATAATAGCTTGATCATAATTTTCAGTTCCAGGTGTTCCGGGTACTGTAACTGTTTTCGTAGTGTCAGGCCCCTTAATTTCCTTTTTTACAGTAACGTCCCCCTCGTTTTTTTGTTTAAAAGGCGATCGCTTAGCGTATCCTCTCATTTTACTCGGAGACGGTATGTCTTTAGTTTGGTTATCCCCGTATACACCAGCTGGCCCTACGTTTAACAAAGGTTCTGTGATACCTTTCTTTTGATTAAATAAACCTGCGTTTACTCTTGCCGTAATTGGCGTATTCTTTTTTCCTTGTGTTCCCATTGTTATTAGTTGTTAGTTTTTTGTTCGTCTGTAGTTACTTCTTTTTCAACACCTGATATATCTAAATCAGCCGCTGCTGGTTCTTTTTCTTCTTCAAAAGCTTGTCCAACCGCAGCCCCAACATCTACAAATTTCTTACCAGTAATACGTGCTCCCGCAACTAACGTTTCATTTATTTTAAATGGAGAGGATTTTGATCTTTGTGTTATAGGATTACTTTTAGCGGGGCTAGCTAAGTCACCACCATAGCCATCTTGAAAATAAGCTTCACCACCATAAAAGTTTTTCTTTTTGGTTGGGGCTGAAAATCTTTTTTCAAATGATGCCTTTGCTTGGTTTAAAGAAACGTTTTCACCACCAACACCTTGTCTTGGTCCTGGATCTGATTTTTCTTGAAAACCGCTAGCGTTTTGTTTGGACTCAATTTTATTAAGTCTATTTGCTTCCCCTCTATATGTAATTGCCATAATTATGATTGTTTATATGCTTCGTTTTCCCATTCAAAGTCAGGATGACCTTCGTTCATGCTAGCCCTTTTATACACCCTAGCCGGGCTTCTTGTGTCTTTTTTCCAAGTTACAGAGTCTTCAGAATATTGTAGTCTGCCTGTAGCCATCTGGTCTAAGTGAACTTTTTCGTGAGTGACAGCATCTTCTATTTTTTTTTCGGATAATTTAGAATTAACAAATATTGTTCCATCTCTATTAGCCTCAGCTTCCACCCCATCTTCCAAATCATCTTTTAAAACAACCGGAGTGCCGAACTGGGATGTTTTTTCATGTATCCCGAATACTTCTGAATGAGGTTTTAAACTAAATGCCATTATCCTTTATACCCAGATTTATTAGCTGCTTGGGCATTTTCAGCATAGTGCTTTCTTGCAGATGAGCTTAAGCTTTGGTTTGATGCTTCTTTAATGTCGTAAGACATTCCTTTGTTCTTTTTTGCTGGAGAACTAATACCAGCTCCTTTGTTTGCACCAATTTTGTTTGGTCCAATTCCTTGAAATCCCATTTGTTTATTATTTATTTGTTAGTTATCTTTCTTTATCTTTTATCATATCGTCAATAGCTTTATTATAAACTTTGTCCGTATATGTCTTGTTCTTATAGAATTTACTCCTTTCTGATGTAGGTAAATCTTCTTCAGCTAAAAGTATTCTATATATTCTGTTTATTAAGTTTTTACATTTAAAAGAAGTCTTGTAAACATTAAACTTCTTAGTTGTTCTGTTTCTTTTGCTCCAAACATCAATCCACCCAGCACTCCTTAATCTTTCCCATCTAGCTTTATCCCAAGAGTATGTGTAAACACCTTCAATAAAATCATTACGTGTAAAATGCTTTTTACAATCTAAATAGATCAACAACTCAAGGTCAGCATCTAAGATGTCATAGGTTTTACAAGCCCATTTTCTAACAAGCCTGTAATACTTGAATAAATTTAATTCCCTTAAGTCTTTCGACGATAGTCTCATTCAACTAACACAACATCATTAATAGTTATAACAAAATACATTTTGTCATCCCATTCAATCCCGTGGCCAGCATGCTTGTCGTATGTAATAATGCTACCTTCTTTTATATAATCAACCTTATCCCCTGCGCTTATGACTTTAGCCCTTAAGTACCTAATGTCGGTATTATGCGCTTCCGTTATTTCAAGTCCCCCTACTGTCTTCGGAGCCTCTTTTATCTTATCTATTACGATGTAGTAGTTAATTGCTTTCAAGAGATCTTACGTTTGAGATTATACAATCGGTTGATACTATAGTTGTAGCTACACTTATCGCGTTTTTTAATGCAGATTTTGTAACCAATACAGGATCTATAATACCGGCGGTTAGCATGTGTTTATAACACCCACAGGTGGCATCGATACCAGTTCCCTCCCATTCTCTATCTGTTACTTCCTTATTGCTATCTACGTATTCTTTAGGGTTCAATAAATCACTATACCCTGCATTATCTAATATAGTGTAATAAGGGGCTCTAATGGCTTCTAACAGTATTTTATAACCATCATCTTTATGTTCTATAATCTGAGAAGCATTTAATAAAGCCACGCCCCCACCTGGAACAATTCCCTCTGCTAAAGCAGCTTTGGTAGCGTGCAACGCATCATCTACCCTATCTTTTTTTTCTTTTAATTCAACTGCGGAGTCGGCACCTATAAATAAGATACCTACTTTGCCAGTAAGCATAGATAGTCGCTCTTGTAGTTTTTTCTTTATATAACCATTTTCTTCTTTAGCTATCTTTCTTTCTACATCTGCAATCCTTTCACTTATTTCTTCAGTAATTTTATCAATTTGTAATGTAGTGTTTTTAGAGTCCGTAACGGCCTTAACTACCTCTCCTAGTGCATTAATATCAATTAAGTCTAAATCGTCCCCTAACTCTTCGTTAATGACTGTGGACCCCGTTAAGATAGCTAAATCTTGAATAGCATCTTCTTTAGTTGGGCCAAAGCCTGGTAAATCGACTATATTAACCTTAATGTTTCCTTTAACCTTGTTCGCTAGCAATGTAGCATAAGGCTGGGCGTCTAACTGAGCAATAATAAGTAGAGACCTTTTAGACTTTACAACATGCTCTAATATATTTTGTATCCTTCGTACGGTTGGGATTACTGAACTTACCATTAATACTAATGGATTTTCTAATACTGCTGTACCTTTTTCTTTATCTGTTAATAAATGGGGTGATTTAATTGGTGACGCCCATTGTGTTCCTTCTACAAATTCAACATAAGTTTCATTCGTAGGAGAGTCTTCCATTAAAACAACTCCATTTCTGCCAACTTTTTCGTATGCTTCTCCAATTTTGCCACCAAGATCTTGGTCGTTGTTGCAGCTAATATAAGCAACTTGCTGTAACATTTCACCTTTAACTTCTGTTTTGGTTTTGTCAAGGTAATCCACAACTTCTTTATAACATTCTGAAATGCTTTCTTTAATATCCCTAATCTTTTCTTCACCTTTGTATTCGTTTAGTTTGTTTAATAGTGATTGAGCAAGGACGATAGCCGTTGTGGTACCGTCTCCTGCTTCTCTCACTGTATTGCTAGCAGCCTCTTTTATTAAAGTTGCTCCTATGTTCTCAACCGGATCTATTAAGACAACAGATTCTGATACTGTTACACCGTCTTTTGTAATCACCGGTCTACCCATTCCGTCCTCATATATTACGCATTTTCCGGAAGCCCCTAATGTGGACTTCACTGCGTTTGATAATTTTAAGACTCCGGACATTATTTTATTTCGCGCTTCATCGCCGAAATTCAGATCTTTAACAATCTGACTTGGTAAATTAAATTCCATTTAATTAAATTTTATTTGATTATATTATATTACTTGAATGTTTTTACCACTTTCGGTCCAGATACATAATCTAGTTTTCTTTGGTAATGGTTAACAGATCCATCAATTGCGCTTTCAGCGCCTTCAACTGTTTCCCGTCTGGTTACATCTTGCCAAGAATCCTTTTTATCTGGATGCTTGATCTCGGTTTGAAAAAATCCGTTTGGTAACTGGGTTATTCTCCAATTTGATTTGTCAGCAGCATGCTTCCAAGTATCTATGGCTTTTTCTTCTGGTTGTGGTTGACTAGTCCACGTATTAGTCTGGTAAAATAGTGTCATGGTTATGGTTTTAGTTTGACATTGGTTTTATACCTTGCTGGTATGGTTATATTATTACGTATTATTCTTCTTCGTTAACTTATTCTTCTGGTGGTACTGGCATCGGGTTTTCCCAAGTAAAATATAAATCTTCATTTACTGGTGTAATCTGAGATTGTATATTTGCAGCTATACCAGCTTGCATTGCCGGTATATCTAATGATCCTTCTAACCACCCGATAACTACGTCTTCAAAAGCTTCGCTATCTTCGTAAGGCGTGAAAGGTTCGCCAGCTACATAAGTATAGCTTTGTGACCCCATATTATTATCTGAATAAGTAACTCCTCCAGATTCTTCAGTACCTAGGTATATGTAGTGTACTA